GCAAGCGCGTGCGCTGCAGGTCGTTTGAGATGCGCGGCGTCCCGGTCTCGGGGTCCATGTCAGGCTGATTGAGCACCACGGTGCGATCTGCGCGGATTGCGTCGCCCTCGATCACCACGGCGTGCTCACGGCTGCCGATGTCCTCGACGATCATCGCCATCAGCAACTCGCCAACCTGGGTGCGTGCCGCCCGAAAGTTGGTCATCATGCCGGCCAGCGCCTGATTGCTCTGCTCGACCTGGGTTTGCTCTTGAATGCCGCTCGTTGCTGTGCCGCGCTTGCCCTGGAATCCGCTCGTGATGCTGCTCACGCGCTCGATTGCGGCCCGTGCGTCCATCATCAGTTGGTAGTGCTGGTCGGTAAGTTGATAATCTCGCATGACCTCAAACCGGGCGCCCGGCATCGCCATGTGCTGTGCATCAAGCACGATGTCAGCGTCCGGCCGAGCCACTTGCCTGCGTAGCTGCGCGTCCGTCATCGCCACGGCGCCCTTTGTGCGCTCGACGCGCATCACCGACAAACCCCACCGCGACTTCGCCAACGTGCTGTTGAGCGAATCCTGCTGATAGATCATCGACCGGATGTAGCCATAGGGCACGCGCGTCGCGTCCTCGCGGAATCCCCAGAACGGCACATACGGAAAATGCGTGTGCGTGTAGGGCGTCGGACCATCGAACAACCGGCACGGGCCAAGCCAGTACGAGCGACGCACGCGGGCCACCGTTGCGCGCTGCACCTCAACCGTGCCGCGCTGAATCGCAATGGCGTGGGCTGGGTTTCCGGGGTCGTACTCGATCACGCGGCCATCGCTGGTCTTGAGCAGCACGGCCGACACCCAGCGCCGATACCACACCTCCGACAGGCACATTTCCCGGTTTGCCGGGTTGAGCCACCGATCCTCTTGCGTCGTCCAGCCGCGCGCCATGCCTCGCGAGTCGTGGAGATCAGTCGAAATGCCGCCCTCAAGATAACCCGGACCCGATAGCAGCCAGTCGGCCCCATGCTTGCCCATGCCGAGGATCATCTCGCGATGGTCCGGGAATGCCTGCACCAGGCGCCGAGGATGCAGCCAGCGCTGACGGCGCAGCCAGCGCGCATCCGACAGATCCGACTCGATGGCCGCGAAATCCCAATGGATCTCGTTGCGATGGATGGGGCTGCAGCGGTACCGGTAGCGCATCGGGTCGGACACGCGGGATACCTCGACCCACCCAAGGCCCGCGCCGATCTGCGACCGGAACGCCTCGCTGCAGGCTGCATCAGCCTTGCTCATGCGCTCCGCCTCATTGAGCTTGTAGCTGATCGCGTCCGCCACGTCCTGGCCGCCCACGCCGCCGTTCGGCGTCACGCGCCAATCCGTGCGCGTCGCCACTTCGTAGCCCTGGATTGACCTCAGCGCAGGCCCGATCTGATCCTCAACGGCCGGCGGGATGCCAACATCTGCCAACTTGCGCAGCAGCGCACCGTCCAACTGATTGCCGTCACCGTAGTCCATCTCCTGATCAGCCTTCGCGCGCCAGGGCGGTTGCTGCTCGATCTCTTCGACGATCTCGGAATACTCGCGGAGCTCCATTTCGAGCTCATCGACCTCCATGTCGTCGCCCTTGTCGTCGTCGCTGTCGTGCTCGTAATCCATGCTGTCCTCGTGTGTCACATGCGCCAGTCGGGCGCTTCGGCTTCGGTGTAGTCGGACTTTCCACCAGACGATCCTGGCGCTGTCGCTGCCTCCACCATGCCAAGCTCTTTGGCTTGCGCCCATTGCCGCAGGGCGTCCGCGCCCTCGCTGCAGCCGTTCGACTTGTCGGGCTCGTCGATATATCGGTTATCCGTGCGATTGAAGCGCTTTTTGTAGCCTTCGATCCTCACGATGCCATCCTTGCACCCTTCCGCATCGAAGTAGCACCCCTTGAGGTGCTTGCGGGTCGCGTAGATGCCGGTGATCAGCTCGGTGACTCGCGGAACGATCACGAAGCGCTGCCCGGGAAGCAGCTCTTGCAACTGCTCCTGCACGCTGCGGTTGTAGTCGCCCAGACGTTTATGAGCTGCGTCATGTGGCAGGAAGTGGGTTCCAAACATCCAGCCCCGGTCCTTGAGAAGCTGGGCGTAGTGCCTCAAGCTTTCGCCGTGCGCCTCGTCGTAGCCGATGAACCGGTCCTCGCCGCGCAGGCTCTGGTGATACCAGACGGCCGTTCCGTCGCTGTTGCCGATGTCCCAGAAGGTATTCACAGGCAAATCGAGAACCGGAACCCGGGTGATTCCACCGCGCTTGCGGACGGCCACCATGTCCTTCGCGTAGTAGTTGCCCTCGGTGCTGATCTGGAAGGCTTCGTCGGGTGTGGAGGGGTACTCCTGCCACATCCGCTCCTCTTTGCCGGAGAAGTCGGCCCGCTTCGTCGCCACGTACCAAGCGCGCTGATCGGGGTCGATGCGGCACTCCATCTCCGCCTCGATCTTGTCGAAGTAGTCGTGCTCCTCGCGCGCGATCGGGACGGTGCTTGAGTTCAGGCGGTACTTGGGCTCCTGCCACCAGGCATAAAAGTGGAAGCGGTAATCCCTGACCGTCAGAGGCAGGCGGCTTAGGAACTTGCCTTTGGCCTGCTCGACCATGGCGAAGAACTCACCCTCGCGCCCTTCTGCCGTCGATTCGATCACCAAAATGCCGTTGGTCGGCACCGCGGGGATTGAGCCGGCCATCACCTCCTGCGCCTTGTCCGGGTACTTGGCGCAGATCTTCCCGAACTCGCTCACGTGAAGGCGATGGATGGTGCCGGAGCGCATAGACGTGGCGACGCGCACGCTGCTGTTGTTGTGGGCGAAAAGCAGCTCCACGTTGCTGTCGCGCTTCAGCGGGAAGCGCTGGCGAATCTCCTCGGGCAAGTTGTCGTAGGCGAAGCGGACCTTGTCGCGAAAGATGGTCGCGACGGCCTCCAGATCTTGGGCGATGATGCCGCACCGCTGATTGGCGTTCCACAAAGCATGGTCCAGCCACAACAGGCAGATGAGCGTCGTGAAACCCAATTGCCGCGCCTTGAGGATCAGATTGCGATGCCACAACCGGCGAAGGAACCGGCGCTGAGCCCGATTCGGCCGGAATGGCATGATCTGGGCTTCGTCGGCGTCGTCGCCATCGCCCTTGATCATGATCTTGTAGAGGCAGCCCGAGAACAGCCGCCATTCCGGATCAGCCAGGCAGCGGGCCAGCTCTTCCGCATCGCCCGGAAGCTGAACCAGAGGCTCGTTGTGGGTGACCGTCGGCTGTTGAAGCGTCAGCTCGCCTACGAGCCGGTCCTCATCGTCGACCAGAATCTCGTCGCGCGCCGACATCAGCCCTCACCAGGATCGAGCGTGGAGTCGTCGCGGGGCTGAAACGCACTTGCCGGCGCTGCTGGCAGCGCCTCAGGATCGTCCTGAACCGGCCTGAAGGCGGAGCCGTTGCTGCAGGCGATCCTGTGCAGTAGATCTGTGAGCGGGTCGGTCTTCTGCTCGTTGTCCTTCTCGTACAGACCCAGGTGCTTGAACAGCTTCTCCATGGCGGCCACCTTGTCGTGCATCACGACCTTGAGCCCGTACTTGGTCTGCTCTGCACCCGCATAAAGCGCTGCAGCGGAAGGCGAGATCTTCCGGGTATCGGCCAGAACCACCCGGGAATAGCCATCACCGCAGCACTCAGGGCACTCAGGATGCGGCGCACGCAGGGGGTTGTAGCCGATGCCGCCCTGCTCTTCGAAGTCCTCCTGCGCCTTGCCGGAAGACTGCTTGGCCAGCCACTCGGCGTGATCGTGGTTGTACTCGGTCAGGGTACGCTGGTATCTATGGCCTTCGCCCCAGCAGTGCCGGCAGCAACCGACCTTCACCTGCACCAGCTCGCGGGCGTCAGCGGTGAGGATGTTCCAAGCCTCCTGCAGCACACGGTCAGCGGTAATCTCAGTTCGATCCTGCTGGTGCTTCCTCGCTGCAGAAATAGCTCGCTTGACACTAGCATTTGCTAACAAGCGGGAGGCCTGCTCGTTTGCAGTCTTTGCGCTGTGTCCGGCCCGTATTGCAGCCTGAGTGCCATTCAGATCGACCAAATACTCCACGACAAATCGCTGCTGCTTTGGCGTGAGTTTCTGATCAGGGCGGACGGTACCGGCCTTCTTTGGCTTCTGGCTGTTCATTGCTCTGACCGTACCAGCCACCCCGAAACCCCGCACTCCCTACACGGTGTATAGCCGCGAACTATCGCATCAAAACCAATCATTATCTAAAATGC